GAAGGGGAGTTATCCGTGTCGTCGGAATTGCTGAGACTGACTGAGCATTACGCGTCCAGCTACATGAAGCATATGCATTTCTTCCTCAGATATCGTCCATTCACGATAGCGAGGATTGTCAGAAATTACGATCAGCTGGCTCTTAACTTTCTGCAAACGCTTAACGAACATATCGCCATTAAAGTCGAATACGTAGATGCCATCACCATCGAAGTTAGCCACGCCTACATCTACAAAGATAAGGTCGCCCGGCTCAATAGTGCCTTCCATGCTGTCTCCGCGAACGTTTATGAGCTTCACGCTCGATTCCGGACGGTTACCGAATATGACCCGTGCCTGATCGGGAACATATTCAATAGACCTTATGACTTCGACGACATCTTTTGAAGGTGAACCGTCACCCGCGCTTGCTGAAACATCAAGAACATCAATCCTGTACACATCTTTTCTCCCCTTTTTTATAATTGAACTAACACTGTATATTTCTACAGTATCACTTGAATCATTAGAAGAGAATAGTTCAGAAACAGGAACTGAAAGCGCCTCAGCAATTTTTTGGATGAGGGTTTCGCTGTATCCCTGCATGCCGCGCTCAAGGCGTGACAGGTTCCCCACGTCGCTATCTACGCGCAACGCGAGTTCACTAAGGGTCATCTTATTCGCTTTGCGAATCTGTCTTATCTTATCGCCTATTTTCATGGCGGATATTTAACCTTTTTTATGCGTGACACGCAAAGCGCCTTGCGCATATTTTATAGTTCGCATATTATGCGTATAGCGCATTAAGGAGGTGCATTATGCCAACGCCATTACGGAAAATGCGTGTAGAGAAAAAACTAACAATCTCTGAGGTAGCCATCGCAACACAGTTAGATGTTGGCAACCTGAGCCGAATTGAGCGGGGGATTCAGATTCCATCTCTCGAAACGGCAGAGAAGCTCTGCAAGTTCTTCAAAGGGAAGATCACAGAGATGCAGATTCTCTACCCGCAGCGATACATGAAATCAAGCGATACAGCCGCTTAAGAACCACCGCTCTTTATCAATTAGGCCTCCCTCGGAATACCAGGGAAAACCCAAGTGGCAATCTCCACAGATTGCTCACGTAACTATTTAACACAACGGAATTTTACGAAATGGAAGCTACAAGCACACGCAAGAAAGCCAACGCAATCACAAGCAATATTTTCAACCGTATCGCTATGCGCGGGCAGAGAAGAATTGCTGATCAGCTTGGTGTTGATGAGTCCCAGATTACCCGCTGGAAAAGCAGCATGATACCGAAAATGTCGATGCTGTTGGCTGTTCTGGAATGGGGAGTTGAAGACGATGAGCTGGCTGACCTTGCTAAACAAGTTGCCCGATTACTCACCAAAGAAAAAGCCCCGAGCTGCGCGAACAGCTTCGAGGCCTGATGCGAAATGACTGGATCAAATCACAGGAGTAATTATGAGTTCTTTATTATCGCTTTACAAGGCTAAAGAGAAAAACGGCACCGCCACAACGGTCAAGAAAACGTTCCTGGTGCCGCTGGCAGAGCTTTACGTCGAGCCGGGCTACAACGTCCGCGAAATCGATCAGGAGCACGTCGCTGAATTTCGCGATGCGTTCATTGCCGGCGAGTTTGTCCCGCCGTTGGCTGTTCAGGTTACTGAGCAGGGCATCAAGATTATCGACGGCCACCATCGTTATTACGGCGCGAAAATGGCGTCAGATGAAGGCCACGAAATTCCGCGTCTGGAGTGCAAAGACTTTGCCGGTTCTGAAGCTGATCGTATCGCGTTTATGGTCACCAGTTCACAGGGGAAGGCGCTTTCTCCTCTGGAACGCGCAGCAGCCTACCAGCGTCTGCTTAATCAAGGCTGGACGCCCGCTGAGATTGCCAAAAAGGTGAAGCGCTCAGCGGCTGATATCGATCAGCACCTTCAGCTGCTGGAATGCGGCGACGGCCTGATCGCAATGGTCAGGGCTGGCGAGGTGGCACCGACAACGGCTGTGGCTCTTTCCCGTGAACATGGCCCGAAAGCAGAAGCCGTGGCGCAGGTTCAGATGGAGAAGGCCAAAGCCGCTGGCAAAACGAAGCTGACGCGCTCTGCTGCCATACCGCAGTTCAGCGCGGCTAAAGCCCGCCGTCTGGCAGAGCTGTTGGTTGGCGCTGATTATCTGCATGAGGATGGCTTCGGGACGCTTCGCCTGACTGAGGGAACCGATTCAGAAATCAACCGCATCCTGGCCGATTACCGCGCCGGAATACCTGCTGAAGTGGAGGCGTCATGAGTCTCGCCACTGTTATCAGCTTCCCTAAAAAAACCGAGCAAACAGGAGGTCACATGGCCGACCTGTCCAACGGGTATACCAAGGTCGCCAACGAGATTCAGAAGCTTAAGCCACGCCTGAGATTATCCGGGCGTGAGTGGCAGTGTTTTGAAGCGGTGATATGGCTTACCTACGGATGGAATAAAAAACAGGACAGGGTGACGAACACGGTAATCGGCGAGCTTACGGGCCTGAGTGACAGCCATGTTTCGGACGCTATCAAGGCACTGACAGAGCGGAAAATCATCTTCTGTCAGAAGCAGGGAGTTATGAAAGTCGTGGGTGTTAATACTGAGATTTCAGCCTGGATTTTAGACAAACCGAAAACGGGAAGAAAGTTACCGGAATCGGGAAAATCCTTCCCGGAAACGGTAGACACCCAATACAAGAACAAGAACAGTAATAAAAACACTACGTCAGAGAATTCTGGCGAATCCTCCGACACACCCCTGAAGACACTTCCTGCTGTTCGTCCTGAAGCTGCTGTCCACTCACCGAAAGGCGACAAGTGGGGAACAGCCGATGACCTGAAAGCCGCAGAGTGGATTTTCGGGAAGGTGCAGGGCATCGCCCCGACAGCTCAGCAACCTAACTGGCCCGCCTGGGCGAATGACATCCGGCTGATGAGAGGTTCACTGGAGATAACGCATCAAGATATCTGCGAAACCTTCAGGTGGGCTAACGCCGATCACTTCTGGCAGACCAACATCCTCAGTCCTGCAAAGCTCCGCGCCAAGTGGCAAACGCTGAAGGCGCAGATGAGCCAGCCGGGTCGCAACAGAACGCCAGCGCCTCAGCAGCCGGTTGAGCACTGGAACAGCCGCACAGCATGGGAGAACGATTTCATATGAGAAACCTTATAGCAGCAATTCAGAGCCGCGACGCTGGCGCACTTTCCCGCATCGCAGGCGAAGGCCCACTGCCGGTAGAACGCGGCGTGCATGAGGACGTTGAACGTCTGGTTGACGCACTGTTCGCAAACCTGAAGCAGGTATTCCCCGCATCGGTCAGTACCGCCTGGCGTGACCCGCGCGACGAAGCCGCAGCAAAGCGCCAGTGGATCGCCGCCTTCGCCGAGAACGGCATCAGCAACAAGCAGCAGCTGTCAGCCGGTATGAAACAGGCCCGCGCCAACGGCTCCCCGTTTCTGCCATCACCCGGCCAGTTCATCGAGTGGTGCAGGCAGGGCGATTATCACGCCGCCGGTTTGCCGGACGAAGAAGCGCTGTATGACATGTTCCGGCTTTTCTGCCGCGACCGTGGCATCTACGACAGCAGCGAGGAATTTCCGTGGGAAAGTCCGGCCTGCTTTCACATCGTGACGGCGGTATTCAACCAGATGCGTTCGTTCAACCTGTCCGACGGCGAGTGCCGCAAGCGCCTGGCTGACGAGCTGCGCAAAATGGCGCGCCGCATTGAGTCAGGTGAGGTCATTCCACCGCCACGCAGGCAGATTCCGCACCTGCACATCCCGCTCAGCAACGATAAAGGGCTGGATAAAATCGCCCAGATTCGCAGCCGGTTCGGCATGAAACGGAGGGCATCATGAGTGACGCACAGCGAAGCCGGTTTGAACGGCTTTACCGCAGCATGTACGGCGACCGGCACGACATGACCCGCACTTACCTGGGCTATGCCTCTGAGGTTGTGAATCGGGCGTTTTTCTTCTGGCAGTCAGGTCTGGAATCGGGGGCGGCATGACACAGGTTATTCAGATGGCAATCAGCCAACCAGCGCTGAATCAGGCGCGCAATCTGACGCTGGCAATCATCGACATTGCCCGAAAGCGAGAAGCATCAGCAGAAAGTCTGAGTGCTATTCAAATGCTGGCCGTGGAAGCGATCGCCACCATGGACGAGCTCGCCAAACAAACTTTAAAGAGCAATCAGGATAATTCATGAACAACGTAATCCCATTAAAACGCCCCGATCACCACAGACAGGTACACGATGCGCTTGTGCTGTTACGGGTTCTGACATTAGGCGGCCACAGTCACCTGGTTATCAGCGAAGTGATCGCCAAGGCTGAATATCACCTTGAACAAATCGCGGAGACAGCCACCGGGAGGTAGCCAGTGGAAAAACAAACGTTCCTGCTCAGGAACAGCAATATCCGCCAGAACTGCATTGCCACCATCCAGCACCTTCCCGCCAGTCCC